GATATTGTTCCAACCTTAAATCAATTAGCAGGCGCTGTTAATGCTTCTTCAAGTACAACAGTTACTGGTGTTGGAACTTCTTTCCAAACATCACTATCAGTTGGAGATTATATTCAACTTGGTAGCAGTATTTCAAATATTCGTAGGGTTACAGCAATTTCTTCTCAGAACTCTATTACAGTAGATTCATCAGTTACTATTACTAATGATACTATTTCATTAATTAGTGCTAAAATTAATGAACCACAAAATGAATCATTGATTTTCCCATTACCATATTACGCTGTTAAATCCGTTACAGCTGCTGATGCATCTAATCGTGTAATTTATAGCGCATATGAGAAATTTACTGGAACTACAACTTCTGGTTCTGGCGGTTACTGCACATTAACTATCGCTGCTCCAAGTGGAGTAATGATTTCTGCAGCTCAGACTGATAACTACCAAATTGTTGATGCTACGACTGGTTTGACTGTGAGCAATTCAAACTACACAATTGCTGTAAATCAAGGTTCAGCAACAATTACTTTACCAGCATCATATGCTTCTAGAGCTTTCGTTGTTCTTGCTGCAGTTACTAAAACAAGCAACCAACAAACTAGAAAAAATAAAACACTATTAACAACTACTGTAACATTTACAAGTCAAGCAGCTGCTCAAGCTCCAATTTTAAATCTTGGTCAAGCTGATGGATACAAAATTATCAGTATCCTTCAAGCAGATAATGTTGCGTTCGGAACAACTCCTTCTTCTTCACAGTATGTAACTGATATTGGAGAACGATACACATTTAGTGATGGTCAAACTCCATATTCATATGAGTTAGCTACTTTAACATTAAGTCCATCTGCTGCTCCTCCTTCTGCTCCAGTTCAAGTAACATTCCAATATTTTGCTCACGGAACTGGTGACTACTTTACTGTTGACTCTTATACCAATGTTCCTTACGCTTTAATTCCTACATATCAAGGCACTCCACTTCGTGATGCTATCGATTTCCGTTCAAGAAAAGATAGCACTGGTATAGCATTTACTGGATCTGGTGGCGCAATCTCCTTGATTCCTAAGCGTGGTATTAACATTGAAGCTGACTTCTCTTACTACTTGGCTAGAACTGATAAGATTGCAGTTGATCAAAAAGGTAATTTCTATCAGATTCAAGGAACTCCTTCTTTAAATCCTGGAGCTCCTGCAGATCCAAACCTTGGAATGTTGCTCTATACTTTAAATATTGAGCCATATTGTTTCAGTACAACAAATACTTCAGTTATTGTTACTAAAGCTGAAAACAAGCGTTACACAATGCGCGATATTGGTAAGTTAGAATCTCGTATCAATCAACTTGAGTACTACACTTCCTTATCACTGTTAGAACAACAAACTCAAGCTACAGCAGTTCATGATCCAAATACTGGCATGGCTATGTATCAGAATGGATTCGTTGTAGATAATTTCAGCGGAACTCCTTCTGGCGATACTGCAAATCCAGATTATCTATGCTCTATTGATATGCAGAACAATGTATTGCGCCCATTCTATACAATGAATAATGTTAATTTGATTGAAGCGAACACAAATAATACTCAAAGGGCTGCTTCTGATTATCAGGTAACTGGTAGCGTAATTACATTACCATATACTTCTAGTGTTTTAATTTCTCAACCATATGGTTCCCGTTTAGAAAATATTAATCCATTCGCAATTTATACATTCCTTGGTAAAGTTATTTTAAATCCAAGTACAGACGACTGGTTTGAAACTAATCGTTTACCTGATATTATCAATCAGGTTATGGGCGACTTTAACACAATTCAAAGTTTAGCTGCTCAAGCTGGTATTCTTGGAACTGTTTGGAATGCTTGGCAAACTCAGTGGACAGGTTCTCCACAAGTAACAGGCACGCAAGTTTATGTTGGTTCTGCTCAAGTTGGAACTACTAGCTGGTTGACAGGTCAAGTATCAAATGTTACAACTGCTCAGCTTAATGCGATGTTCGGTGTTAATAACACTACAATTAATGGTGGTTGGGGTTATAGAACTGTAACAACTCAGACTAGTGCAACTCAAGTTGGTCAGTCAAGAACAGGTGTTAATACACAAGTCGCTGCTCAAATTGATACTCAGCTTGTTAATGATTCTGTTCTTTCTCAAGCAGTTATTCCATATATTCGCTCAAGAAATATTCTTGTTCAGGCTACTGGATTGAAACCACTAACAACACTGTATCCATTCTTTGATACAACTGCAGTTGGTACATATTGCACACCTTCTACTAAGATAACAATTAACAACTTATCAGGAACATTTGATATTACAAGTAGTGTTGGTGGTAATGCTGCTGAAACTGCTCGTCAAATTTCTGGCGATTCTCAAGTTTGTTTAAACATTGGTGATGTTATTCATGGCGCAACTTCCCATGCTACTGGTGTTCTAGTTGGACTTGAAAATATCCTTGATACAAACAATAACATTGTAACTAGAAATCTCTACTTACAAAATGTTATCGGCACATTCCAAACAAGTGAAACTGTTTCTGGAAGTATTAGTGGTGCTACTGCCACTACAGTTACTATCGGTTCTACAGGAACTCTTGGTGGCGCATTAACAACTGATACTAATGGTAAATTACAATTTATTTTTGATATTCCAGATAGTCCATCTCTGGCATTTAGAACTGGTCAGCGTACATTAACATTAACTGATGATTCTAGTAATGGAATTAACTATTCTACCAGAGGACAGACTCAGTATAATGCTCAAGGTATTTTACAAACTAAACAAGCAACATACAATGCTGTTCAAAATGCTCAACTTGTTCAAACTCAAGTAACTCAAAACCAAACTATTACTCAAACATCACAGCGTGTTGTTTCTGATACTGGTTGGTATGACCCACTGGCAGAAACTTTCCTAATTAGTAATCCAGGTGGAGCTTTCTTGACTGGTGTTGATATTTTCTTCGCATCTAAAGATCGTAGCATTCCTGTTCATATTGAGATTCGTGAAGTAGTTAATGGATATCCAGGTATTAATATTCTACCATTCTCTCAAGTCACATTGAATCCTGAACAAGTTAATATTTCATCTAACACTGTTACATTACCAGACGGAACTATTGCTCCTAGTTACGACACACCAACTAGATTTACTTTCCCATCTCCAGTTTATGTAAATGATGCAACATCTTACGCATTAGTTGTGGCTTCAGATTCTAACGGATACAAAGCATGGTGCGCTCAAATGGGAGATACAATCCCAGGATCCAGTCGTACTATTTCTGCCCAACCATACAATGGTGTTCTGTTTAAATCACAAAATGGATCTACTTGGACTGCGTCGCAAGATGAAGACTTGATGTTTAATATCTATTATGCTCAGTTTGATACAACTAAAGTTGCGAATGTTTCTTTCGTAAATGATATGTTGCCAATTACAACATTACCAAGAAACCCATTCGAAACTAATACTGGTTCTGCGAAAGTTAAAGTTACTCACTACAATCATGGATTACCATCTGGTTCTAGTGTAACATTAGGAAATATTGTTTCATTACAATATGGTTCTGTTGCAGCAAGTGGTGGAACAATTACCACTACAACAAGTAGCGCAACAGTAACTGGTACTGGCACTAAATTTACTACAGACATTGGTTCGGGCACTATTGGTCAGGGTGATGTTTTATATGGTCCAAACAACACTTACATTGGTGTAGTTGCTTCTGTGGCTAGTGATACTTCTTTAACATTGGTTACTAATGCAGCTGCGACAGTAACTAGCGTAGCATATAATATTGCTCCTTCTATCGGTGGTATTCCAGTTACTGAAGTTTATAAATCCAATACTGTTGCTGTAGTTGTTGATCAAAACACTTATGTAATTAATACTACTACAACTGGTAAAACTTTTGGTTACTTTGGTGGAACTACTGCTACGGCAAATGGACATGTTGCGTTTAATGCTTTACAACCAAGCGTTAATATTCAAACATTCCCGAATACAACATCAAACTTCTTCGTTAAAACAATTACTGGTCAGTCTATTAATGGTTCTGAATCTCCATATATTTCTGATACAAGCACTAATAATTTAACAGTTAATGGAAATAGTTACACAGTTTATAATCCTGTTGTAATTAATGATACTAATTATTTCCAAGCACCAAGAATGGTAGCTTCTCAGCAAAACGAAAATAGTGTATTGTCTGGAAACAAATCATTGCAAATGACTTGTATTATGACAACATCAAATCCTTCATTGTCTCCAGTTCTTGATACTTCTCGTTTAAGTTTAATCGCTATTGGTAATGTGTTGAACCAACCTCTTGGTGGCGCTGCTGGTATTACTGGTGGTTATAACCAATCTGGTATTGATTCGATTAGTATTATCCAAACTAATACAACTGTTGGATTCTCAACTACTGGATTAATTACTTCTAATTCAACTGTTAAAGGAATTTTCCAGAACTTAGTTGTTGGTAAATATTTGACAATTTCTGGTGTTACTACAAATGCTGGCAACAATGGTTCGTATTTAATTACTGGAGTTGCTGCAGATGGTTCGAGCGTTACATTAAATGGAACATTTACTGCTCAGTCTGCTGGAGATAGCGTTTCTATAAACTTATTAAATGCGTATGTTGATGAAATTGCTCCAGTTGGTAGCTCCACATTAAGTAAATATGTAACTAAACAAGTTATGTTGAATACTCCAGCTACAACATTAAAAGTTACTTTGTCGGTAAACTCTCCAGCTAATTCAACTGTTTCTGTTTACTACAAAGCAAACCCAGCTGGCGCATCTCAGGCAGGATATAGTAGCATTCCTTACACTCTAATGTCTCCAGATACTCCAGTTCCAGATGTTCAACTTGGAGATAATACATATAGTGATATTAGCTGGACATTGAATCATCTTGCTCCGTTCGACTCCTTTACAGTTAAAATTGTGTTTACTTCCACAAATATGGCAGCGCCAACAACTGTTAAAGATCTAAGAATTATTGCTACATCATAATGGTTAATTTTGTAAAAGTTGAAGGAAATCCTTCTCTTGTTAGAGATATGAGATCCAACGCAATTGTTAATACCGATACAGTTGCATATTTAAACTATATGAAAACAAAGAATAAATTGCTTGAGAATAAAACCCAAGTAGAACAAAATACTGACGACATAAATATCTTAAAAGAAGATATAGCAGAAATCAAGAAGTTGCTACAGCTTCTTGTTAAATCCAAGGAAGATTAATGGCACAAATTACATTACGAAGCGTTAAGGGATCTCCTCTGACAAATGCAGAGGTAGATAACAATTTTAGTAACCTTAATACACAAGTTAATGCTGCTTTACCTGCAGCATCATACACTGCAGCTGATGTTTTGTCCAAACTTATTACAGTTGATGGTTCTGGTTCTGGTCTTGATGCTGATACTATTCACACTTTTGCTCCAGCGCAAACATCTACCGCATCAACAGTTGTTGTTAGAGATTCAAATGCTGACATTTTCGTTGG